TGATTGAACGATCGCCAGTTGAACATCACATCAGCAGTGATCTGATTGCCGTAGGGGAGGTAGAATCGTGCAGATTCCTTAGCGCGCTTGCGATCCATGCCGCCCACCACAAGCCGCTCGAGACACTCGTGATACCGAAGAAGAGCGTCCTCCATGAAAGCAATGTAGCGAGCCTTCTCATCATTGGGCCAGTCACGCGGGACGTAGTACTTGTCATCCTTGAGCTCCTTGTAACGAGCGCTCTCGGAGTTGATTGACACTGAAATCCTATGTTTGACGAGCTGGATGTGTGTAGCCACATCGGTCGTTACAAGAAAACTCAACGCTGACTTTTCAAACGGAGTTTCGTGTCCATTCTCTGCGAGCATTTTTAGGAGAACGGGAACTCGATTCCTCTTATCTTCCGTGAGATCCCGGCTTGTGCTCGTCCACGCTGACAGCGCGTGAGCCTCGTCTCCACCATAGTAACCGATCAATTCGACCTTGTTGTCTTGAAATGACATCCTGTAGACTCTCTCTGATGTATTTGTCCCAAAAGATCTCAAAGCACCACTGGACCAACGCGAGTGTTGGTCCAATGATGATAGTGATACCAGCTGATTCAGCAAATTCCCCAGTGAAGATGTAGGCTATCATAAACCCACAGCTCATTGAGAGAATACGCCAGGCAATAACCTTGATCAGCAGCTCAAGTTTTTTAGTTTTCACTTAGTCCAAGATGTACTGGAGTTCAATCTTACAGGTGAGAGTCGGCAAACGCAGCTCGTTCACGAGATTATGACCCTTCGCTTCCTGCGCATCGAGGTACCAGTCCGCGTGACCCTTCTCATGAACAAGCTTCAGGAAGTAATCCGAAGGCTTGCCACAGTTGCGTGCCATCATCTCGTAAACTTTCTTGTTGAGCCGGTCGGCTTCTCTTGCATCAGCCTTGAGCTCCTCGACCTTGCCCATGGCAAACGACGAGACATCGTGGATCATAAGGGTCGCGTCCGGATCCATGTAGCGCATCCCCTCTGCACCGAAGCTGAAGAGAATAGCTCCGCAGCTCATCGCCTTACCTTCGATGATAGTGGCAACAGGAATCTTAGACGCGCGGATTGAGGAGATCATGGACATGAGGGAGTAGACCTGACCGCCGTAACTGTCGATAACCACCGGGATCACAGTCTGACCGGTGTTCTGCGCGCGGCTCATCGCGTCCATGAATTCCTTCGCGGAATCCTCATCAAACTTATTGACCCGAATGATGATCGGGTCAACGCGAAGTTCTACTGCCTTAATGTGTTGAGAGACATCTGCGATAAAATTCACTGCGTACTCCGCCTGTGTGATGTTATTGATTACTTTCTCGATCTCTTCTTCTGAAGAGATTTTCTTCAGTCTTGAGTTAACCGCACTTTGCGAAACCGCAGCTCCCGCAGGATAGACAGCCTTCCTGATAGATGAGCTCCGAATTGCCACACTGTGGGCACCCCTTCTCAGTTGACTTAGTGCCATCCTTGATGTACCCCTTTAGAACCCTGGCTATCACCCGGGCGTATGAAAACATATCACTATTCTTATCCTTTTGCAGCTGCTCCACAACATAATGAAGTGGGACCCCGTGACGGAGCGCAAGGGATATCGTGCGGGTAAAAGCTCCCTGCGTCGGATTATCGAACAGGTTCACGATGTCCTTGTAGACGAGGTTCTCGTCATCACCGACAGGAACCAACAGGTTGTAGGTCGTCACCCCCTCACGCTTACCATTCTTGACCAGAGAACCAAACTTGTACTTCTTCGGAATCTCGATATTCTCAGGGATTCCGCAGAAGACCTCATACGGCTTACCGTCTAGAAGGCCGACAAGAACAAGCCATGACTCTGTTGCGTCACCATTCCTGATGTTCGCGCGATGGATGTCACACTGGAGAGACTTCGGCCTCCTGGGCGCGAGACGACCCTCGTCGGCTTTCTTGACCTCCTTCTTCGGCTCCTCCGTCGCAACAAGGACACCGGTCCGGCAACCGTCGCGATAGACCGTGAAGCCCTTGCAACCCATCTCCCACGCTTGAAAATAAAGGTTATTGACAGTCTCACGTGTTGCAGAGTTCGGTAGGTTGCATGTTTTTGATAGACCATGATCGCACCATCGTTGCGCAGCTGCTTGCAGCTCGACCGAGCTTATCGGGTCGATGTCGTTTGCGGTTCCGCGCCAGTAAGGGCTGTCCTTCGGGTCCGTCTTGCCAGTGACTTCCATCCACTTCTTGAACCAATGATGATATACGGTGTACTCCTGCCACTTATCTCCCATCGAGTCCACAAAGTCGACGCGAGCTGCGATGTCGTTACCCGTGATCTTTCGACGACGCTTGTAAGAGAGAAGGAACGCGGGCTCAACACCAGATGTTGTTCTCGTAAGACACGAGACAGATCCAACGGGGGCTGTCGTTGTGAGAGCAATGTTTCGACGACCAGTTGTTCTCCATTTTTCTTGGGTCGCAGGACCGCAAGCGGCCATGACCCTTCCGAGGTAAGCATGATCCTTCTCTTTCTCAAAGCTGAAGACAGGAAATGCTCCTCGTTCTGCTGCAAGTACACACGAGGATGAGTGCGCGCCAACGGCAAGGGCCTTGTAAATTGCTTCCGTGGTGTTGATAGACTCAGGTGAGCCATAGCGAATTCCAAGCCCAGCAAGCGCGTCACCAAGACCCGTGATTCCAAGACCAGTTCTACGACCGCCCCGGGTAGCTGACTTGACTTTGTTCCAAAGATCAATCTCGACGCTCTTTATGTGTGAGGGTTGATCGTCATCTGCAATCTTTGCGATGATTCTGTCAACAGCCTCAGCTTCCAGATCAACGAGATCATCCATCAAGCGTTGTGTCTTCACGACTACGTCGTGAAAGCGATCATAGTCAAACGACGCGGACTTGAGAAACGGATCTTTGACAAACGATGTCAGGTTAACGACCATCAGGCGACAGCTGTCATACGGTGAAAGCGGCAGCTCCGCGCAAGGATTCGTTGATTGGGTCCTATAACCAACGTCAGCATAACAATCTGCGATGCTTTCATTGATTACCGTGTCCCAGAACAGTGCACCAGGTTCAGCCGAGCTCCACGTTGCATCAATGAACTGTGACCAGATGCTTCTCGCATTCACAACACGCGTGATCGACGCATCTTCTGGGGAAGCTTCAACAGGCCAACGAAGAGTGTAATCGCCGTCATCTTTTGCAGCCTGCATGAAATCATCACGCCATCTGATCGAAATATTCGCGCCAGTTACCTTCTTTAGATCGCGTTTGATATTGATAAACGTTTCAATCTCTGGATGGGCGCAATCTATGGAAATCATCAGGGCTCCGCGTCGACCGCCTTGAGCGACCTCACGACAGGAGTTTGAAAAGCGCTCCATAAAAACGCCGATGCCGTCGGTTGTCTTCGCTGCGTTTGAAGTTGGTTGACCCTTCGGACGAATCGCAGAAATATCGAACCCAACACCACCGCGCCGCTTCATGATCTGGACTTGCTCCTGATCTGTGAAAAGAATACCAGCGTAGCTGTCGCGCGGCTTATCGACCACGAAGCAGTTAGAAAGCGACTGCAGCTGATACGGGTTTCCAATGCCTGACATCGGTGATCCCTGCGGGACAACATCACCGAAGTTCTTGAAAAGCTCGTAAATCTGATCTGAGCTCATTGGGTTTGGGTACTTGGACTCGATTCTAGCGAATTCCGCCGCAAGTCTACGATGCATCTGGTCAGGATCAGCTTCCAGAAGAGCGCCCCCACTGTCGTGAAGAGCGTATTTCAGAAATATGTCAGGTGCTAGTTCATCTCCGCTGAAATACTCGCTTGTCCTGTGTAATACCTCATCATTGCTGTAAGTCATCATTTTCCTTATTTGTTTCCGGTAACTTCAAGCCACTTCTTTCTAAGAAGCTTCTTCGCGTCATTATTATCTTGCGTCATTGACTCTGACAGCGTTAAGCTGCTCTCATCAAGAATCTTGATTCTAGACTGCGATGTGTCAATGTGAATAGGGAAAAGGATACCGTCTCGGCCAGCTCGGTTCTTTGCGACAAAAAGCCGTCCAGATCCGTCAGCTTTTTCGCTGGGCTTCCTCGAGATTGAGACAACAACGTCAGCAACCATCGCTTTTCCGTAAGCTTCACTCATGTTCTCAAGTCCGACAACCTCGGCGCCTGATGCCTCGCGGTTTGCCTGTGAGGCCGTCCAGATCGGAAGGTTGAGCTCCATCGCCAGGTTGCGGAGTTCCTCGTAGACGAGCTTCAGCTCGTGTCGAAGCGAGTCAAAAGTCCTTGACGAACGCATGATATCTGCGTAGTCGATAATGATGAGATTCGGTACGAATCCCTTCAAGCTCAGCTTCTCGATATGGCTTCTGATTGTTTGCACCGTAGCAGAGCCCGTCGGGTACTCCTTGATGATAAGACGTCCGAGATCCATGGTCTTGTATCTCTCAAGTACCTCATCTTTCACGTCACAGACATCATTCGCTGGAATCCCGCAGAGGTTGGAGTCATAGCGAAGACCGACGGAGGTTTCGGTGAGTTCGAAAGTGTAATGAACAACATTCTTACCCATCTTCAGGGCATGAGCTCCCATCGCCGTCAGCCAGTGGGACTTACCGACGCCGGTCGGAGCAACAACAACTCCAAGCTCCCCGCGTCCCAGCCCACCACGTAGGATGTCCTTGCCGTCTAGAACATCGAGACCTGTCGGGCACGGGTTACGATTGATCTTAACGAAGCGTGATTCAGCATCCTCAAAGAAATCATGACCGGTGGTGTTCGCCATACCGACGGAGACTGCCTTCTTCATCAGATCAACGACAGATTCAAACTTATCGGTCGCGACCATCTCGACTGCTTTCTCGAGAGCCTCACGAAAAGCTTGTCTCTTGCAGAAGTCGAGAGACTTCTCCTTGACATAGTTGAGATCGCCGGGATCAGGGTTCGCTCGCATCCGGTGCAGGAAGTCGATGATCTGATCCTTTAGGATCACATCAGGACCCTGCTGCAGATCATCCTTGATGATCGACACGAGGAGCTGCATCGTCGGAAAGCATTTATACTTTTCGAAGTGCTTAAAGTAGCGATCCGTCAGGAACGCAAGGTACTTCAGGTCAAAGTAATCCGGCTTCATGACCTCGATTATCTGAGAGGCCCAAGCATGGTCGGTCAGCAGACCTTGAAACACTTGCTCCTGAAAACGCTTGCCGTAATGACGGAAGAGGGGCTCTCCCACGTTGATCTCATTCGAATGCATATTCTCTCTTAAGTATGAAGTAGGTGACTTGTTAGCTGGAAGAAGACGCGTTCACGATCGAAATTGTTGATTCCGGACTTGACCAGCAGCCGCAGGTAGTCCATCTTATTGGCCTCCGGTCTGAATGATTCGAGCCCTGACTCAATCTTACCGACTTGGTTTCCCGAGAGAGAGGAGACATCGAGGTTCATCAGCTGCCAGTTGAGACGCGCCTCGGCCGCGCCCTCGACAATGCTTCGGAACAACTGCGGGCCCCGTGGAGTCACTTTCCCAGCAGCAAGGCTGACAATATCATCCGGGCTGAGCTGGGCCTCCCCTGCGACCTCCGGGAACCTCTTAGCCATAGTCTTCCAACCAGCTCCGTCAATCCCTGGAATCCCGTCCGACCCGTCGCCAACAAAGCAACGGGTCGAGACGAAATTCTTCGCTGTGCATCCAAAACGGGTCAAAACGTCAGGTTCATTGACAAAAGACTTTGAGGTTGGGCTCCAGATCCTGACACGATCATCGAGAAGCTGGTAGTAGTCCTTATCGGACGACATGATGACGCAGGGATCGTCCTTTAGGCGGTAACGGGCAACGTAAGCGATGACGTCGTCAGCCTCGCAGTCGGTGATGTAGCTCTGCTGAACAGGTAGAAGTTTCAGGATCTGAACAAGGGTCGCAACCTGCCAGTTTCGATTTCCCACGGTATCGGGAATATCGCCCTCGTAGTACCTGTTGAGCTTCTGGGGCTTTCGTTTTGTCTTGTACTCTGGGAAGAGGGCTCGTCGTCTGGAGGATCCACCGCCCTCCCAGACAACGATGACCCGCCGTGGGCTCAGAAACTCACATTTCTGACCCATCTCATTGAGGAAGCCCACGATCCCGCCGACAGCCTGTCCATTCGCCCCCAAGGTGGGATTTGAACAAAAATGGCGTGTAAAACAATTCAAGCCGTCCACCAGGAGTGTGGGTCTTCCGCCGAGCATTAGGCCTCCGGATCGATGTCAGGGCCAACCATCTGGTCCTTGAGAGCACGCATCTCCTCGTAAGACTCCGGGTCGATGTCAAGATCCGATGTGCTCACCGCAGTTCGAACGAGAGCCCTCTCGAGAAGTCCGTCTATCCAGGGCTTGTACTGGGGATCCTTCCACATATCACCGAAATCAGCCTTGTAGAACTTCTTCTCGATGATATTCTCGTTCTTCTCGTTCGTCACCTTCATCGTCTTCCAAGCAGAGGTTCCCTCGATCGTCACCTGATGATCGTTGATCATGTCAGGACCATGCTCACGGAGGACATCAAAGACTTCCTCATGCTCCTCGATACCCTTGCCGAAGATGATCCGGAACTCAACCTTACGGAAAGGCGGCGCGACCTTGTTCTTGATTGTCTTTGCCCAAACGTTGATACCGATCGCCTCGCCCTGCTTGTTCTCGATGTGGGATCCCGCACCGAGCTTGAGACGGACTGAGGCATGGAAAGGAATTGCCATCCCACCGGGGGTAGTCGTTGGGTCTCCATGAAGAACACCAATTTTTGTTCTAATTTGATTTAATATCACAAAAAGAACGTTCTGGTCACCGATGACGCCAGTGATCTTTCGCATGCCCTTTGAGATTGCTCGTGCCTGGAGACCGATGGTGTCCTTGTCATACGCGCCTTCAAGCTCAGCTTTCGGGGACGACGCCGCCACCGAATCCCAGATGATGGTGATGGGAACGTCCTTCGCCATCGCTTTTGCCTTCAGGATCGTCTTCTCTGCGATGTCAAGCACCTCCTCGGTGCAGTGAGTGTCGACATAGACAAATCGTTTACTGACGTCAACCCCGAGCGCTGCGAGGTTCTCGACCGAGGTACCATTCTCAGTGTCGATGTAGACCACGATACCGCCCATCCCCTGGGTGGATCGAGCGATCTGCGTCGCGATGTGGCTCTTTCCGATAGACGGGGGACCGAAAATCTCAACGATTCGACCCTCGGGCAGACCGCCCTTCGCTCGATTTGAGACCACCAGATCAAGCTGCTTCGAGCCGCTGGAGATCCAGCGCTTCACGTGTGTCGGAGAGGTGTCAATCGCGAGGTTGTACGCAATACGTGAGCCGTGATCCTTGTTGAGTGATGAAATGAGATCGCTGGTAAAATCATCAGCTGCGGTCTTTGCCGCTGCAGTATCCTTCTTCGCCATTTTTGCTCCTTCTGTATTCTAAAACGAGACACTAGAAAGTGCAAAGGGCAGGGGGCTTATTCAACCTCCCTGCCCCTGCATTACCCTGCTAGTGGATCAGAACCCGCTGTCCTCGAGATCTGCGAATGCATCATCGAGATCTCGAGCTGCTGCCTTCGGACCACCGGTCGACTTCTTGCTCATCTTCGGAAGATCATCATCGAAAGAAGCGAGCTTGTTATCAGTCTCGCTCCGGGAAGTCGATCCACCTCCGTATCCACCGCCCCCACCCCCGCCGCCACGGGAAGTTCCATCGTCGCTCTTCGCGCCGCCGTTGATCCAATCGTTGACGAGCTTCTCGATCTCCTCATAGGGCTTGAGATTCGCGATCTCGTCAACACCGGGGATCGTCTCGATCCACTTCTTCGCCTGGGAGGAATCGCGGCTGAGCGGCTCTACCTTCGCACGGGGGGAAATCTTGGTATCAGCGAACTGCTTACCCGGCAGCTTCGAGACCGAGACACGAATATCACGTCCCTCGAGAGGATCGGTGATATCGCCGTAGTCCTCATCAAGCATGAGATTCAGGATGTCCTGGTAGACCATCTTACCGAAGGACCAGATACGAACGCCCTTGTCCTCCTCACCTCGGACGATGACGGGTGCGAAGGTGCGCATCTTCGGGGCGACCTTCTTCGCGAGCTCACGGCTCGTGTCACTGCCCTCATCGTAGAGCTTACCACGAAGCTCCTTGATGGGATCGGGCTTACCGAACTGGAAAGGCGCGAGGATACCCGGGCTGGTTCCAATGTTGTAGTAGTAGTGACGATCCTTGAAGGGCTGACCGTCGTTGTTCGGGAATGCCAGGAGTCGTACCGTGTACTCCTTGCCTTCCTCGGGCTTCCACTGCTGGTCACGCTTGTTGTTCTTACCGGAGAGTTCGCCGAGCTTGCGGCGGATTGCGTCGAGATCGATTGCCATGTTAGCTTGTGTTTCCTTGATTGATTGTTGATAGACGGAGAGTTTCGGCTTTCGCCTCCCCTCTCCGGTGTTTACCCTATGTCCCGCCTTTCGAGCCAGAACATAGGGAGATTATATGACGTGAATCCGTCTTTTTCAGCTGTTACGCTTTTTCTTCTTACTGATTCCGCCGAACGAGCGGCGTGTGACGTTGACAACATCACGGCGCGGTCCCGAGGGCCTCATACCGAGCGGAAGGGTGTAACCTGCGACCGCACCCGCTCCCGAGAACTCATCAAGTTCCTCCTCATCCATGCACCCGCTGCCCTCGTCGGTGCCGCGAGCGATCTCATCGAGAGCCTCGATGATCATCAGACGAAGAGATTTTCTGTCCATCGTTTCCATAACCTTAATTATTCAGCTCCGACCTTTCTGACGAGGATATCTCGCGCGGAACGTAGGAGAATCGTGAGTGTCGGTTCAGCCGTGGGGGCGAGACGACTCTCGACCCAGTCGGGTGGGCGGCTTGGACCACGGATCGCCATGAACTCGTCCTCGGTGAGCTTCACGTCGTAGTGCTGCAGGAGAAAGAGAGAGCGCTCCGGAACCGTCATTCGCGATATGCTCTCGTTCGGCTTGTAGAAAGCCCCGAGCTTCTCGCGACGCCAGCTCTCCTCCTCAGGCACGAAGTAGGGCTCCTCGAGGTTACCGACCTTACCGACCTCATGCAGCAGTCCGACAACCAGGATCGACGCTGTCGGAGTCCCCATCTCGAAGGTGTCATTGAGACGCTTCATTCCCTTCGCGATCGTGATTGCCTGACGCAGGAGACCACCGGGCTCACACCCTGGGCTATCGTTGCGGGGTTCGGCGGGGCACATCAGGAGGCGCTCCCCGAGCTCATCCATCATACGACCCAGACCCTCACCACGATCAATTTTTTCGATAAGCTTGCTGTAGCTTGACCAGAGATCAGTTAACTCTCGTTCGTTCATCATGCATTATTATCAGCTGAACGCCTGAGCTTTTCAAGACCAGCTGATCCAGAGACCGTTTGCCATAGCATCAATTTTCAGCCGTGACGGCATCGCGATCCGCCCCGTGGACTCGGCAGCCCAGAGCGTTGACTTGATCATCCGTATGGTGACCGGGACGCTGTATTTCATCAGATCGGATGATGCACCGATGGAAATTCCATTTTTTTTCGCGTACTTTACGGGCTCGCTGTAGAGACCGCTCAGCGGCGACCCCGGCCTCACCGCGTTTCGAAGCAGGTCGAATATATCCTGGAGCCAGTCCTCACCCCCGCCGCTGAACCTTGAGAGGCCCAGGCCGGACATGATCCTCTCCGGATCGCTCTCCGCGAGGCCGAGATCGCTCCAGCCAGGGGGACTGTCTCCGAAGTTTTTATGCTTACCTTGCAGTTTCTTTCTAATCGCTGACATATTACCCTTCCTCTATGTATGCGGGAGTCAGCGAAATCTCGAAGTGTCCCACGGTTTCAATCTCAAGCCCCTCGGCCACAATCTCACGGAGGCGGGTCTCCTCCTCCGGGTGAACGTCAAGCAGGAGCGCGTCATGCAGGACGTAGCAGGGAACAACGTTGAGATCCTCGCCCTCGATCCTCGTGAGCAGGTCCCCGAAACCACCGAGAGCCACATCAACAGCGGTCGATTGCGTGAAATGGGAGACAAGCAGGTGCTGCTCCTTCGCCTCAGGAAGGGGACGACCCCACAGGCTCCTGATCGCACCGGAACCAGCGAGCTCACGGGTAAGACGAGCGCGGAGGCCCGGCAGCCCGAAGTACTCCTCGATCCGCCTGATCGATTGGGAGCTGATCGAACCTACCTCATCGGTGATCCCCGCGCGGGATGAACCGTAGAGAAGCTTCAAGGTGGCGAGCTTCACCTGCCTGCGATTTGAGCCCCCTCCGAGCTTCGCTGCGACATCGGAATAGATGTCGGTAGGTGCAGACCCATCCGAAAGCAGACGTAGGACACGGGGCTCGAGGGACACAAAGTCGACCTGCATCACACGTCCACCGCTGAAACGGCTTGAAAGGATTCGGCGGTGATTCTTCTGGAGCGTGAGGATGCGAGGTCCCTCCCGCACGGTCAGACGGCCTGTCGCTGTTGCGTGGGAGTAGACGGGTGGTGGGCACATCGAGTCGGCGCCGGGCTCGAAGCTGTCAAGGATGCTTGTCGTTGAACGACCCTGCTCAACTCTCAACGATGCAAGATCCACCCGGCAGGGACGCAGCTTCGATAGGATCCGGCGTGAGGATGCAAGGTGCTCCGCGTAATCTCCAAGCTGCTCGAGAGTGTCATCGAATCCAGATGAGATGCCACGCAGGTGCTCACCGAGCACATGCTGTGGGATGACGAGCGGCCACGGAACCGGGCCCCGTGCGATGTCCTGCATCGAGGCACGATACTCAGCCGGGATCGGATCGGGGGGCTCAAGGTCGATCGTCTCCATCGCAGCCTCGACAGAGCGGGCTCTGGTTGGATCCCCCAGCACCCATGTGCTCTCGTCGAGGGGTCCCCACGAGAGCTTCGATCCACCGACGATGAGATCACGAGGTGAGTTGAGAATTCGACCTGAGACTGCAAGCATGCAGAATACTAACCCTACCCGGGGGTAATTTCACCCAGACACTCATCGATCTTCGCAGCCAACGCTGCCTCCTCCTCCTCGCTGAGCAGCTTGAGGAGGGAGGGCAGGCTCGAGAGCTGCGCAACCGCTGCGGTGACCCTCGCAGCATCCGCGGCGATCTTCTCAGCATCCGCAGTCGCTTTCTTCGCGGCCTCGTCGGCGGCGTCTGCTGCCAGCTGCGTTTCCACTGGAATTGCAGCTGAGAGTTTTTCGAGCGCCTGGGCGGCGGCCTCATTGGCTGCCGACTCGGCAGCGACCTTGGCCCCCTCCAGCGCTTTCTTCGCCTTGATTTCAAGGTCGTAAACTATTCTTTGAGCATCAGCGCAGGCATTCGCAACCTCCCTCCTGACCGCGGCGGTTTCAGCATCGGGGGCGGGAACCGAGGGGGTGGCCTCGGCAGGAGCAGGGGCCACCGCCGCAGGCGCGGCGCCGGTCACTGTGGCGGCATGGACTGAGAGGGCGGCAAGCTGCTGGTTCAGGCTTGAGTATGTGGGAAACCCAGCGCTGTAGGCCATCTTGAGCTCCGTCTTGAAGCCGTCCTTGCCGATCGTGGAATCGACCGAGACCACGAAGTAGCAGCTGTCGAGGGATGTTCCGGTCCCAAAGTCAACGAAAAAACGCTGCATCGGGGAGAAGAGCGGGCATCCGATCGTGCTCATGCTCAGCTGCGCGGGGAGAACCTGCATCGGCACACCGGAGTCAACGTTCTCCTCCGCTTTCTCGCCGGGAGAGTTGAACGCCCTCATAAGCATCACATTCGCCAGACCCGCGTTCCCGCCTGTCGTGAGTGAGGCATTGGTGACAGCCGAAGTCGATGAACCATAGGTGATGGTGGGCATTCCGGCCGAAACGACGCGCTTGATATCTTCGTAGCTGCCTTTTATCCGTAGGAGGACGGTGCCGTCCTTGACCTGAGAGTTCAGGGTGGCGGCGTTGCTCTCGTTGGTGCTGATCACATCAAGTGATTTCTTATCGACTGCCTCAAGGATACCGGCGGCGAGGCCGGCGGCGACAGCCTGCAGGGCTGCAGCTTCTTTCGCGGTGTTGCTGCCGCCAGAGGCGACGTACTCGGCCACCGGAACCTGGATCATGCTCAGCTCGTTGTCCTTTGCCGCGGTGATGATCTCGGACAGGGTTGAGTTGGGTTCCATGGAACCATCGTAGACGTGTATCTTGATCAGTGTCTTGGGTTTTCCCGTGGTGGGATCAGGAATCGGGATGCCAGCCATGTCGAGGAGTTGGGTCCCCTCCACTGCGATCTCAACGCGTGGAAGCTTGAGCTTTGCCTCAGGAACCCCGACATCTCGCAGACGCGCCTCGAGGGTCAACGCGGCGCTTGGAGTGAAGGGCTGAGACTTCCCAACGGCAGGCTTGATATTGACAGGGCTGACGTCGGTCGCCTCCGCCTTTCCGGCTCCCGCTACATCTTTTGCTTGATTGTAGAATCCAGCCATCAGGTAAGCGCGGGCAGGCGCGAAAGCGATGAAACGATCGTTGAGCAACCTGACCAACGCTCTTGCGGAGAGCTCCGGGACCTCCCGCGCCGCGGCGGCGACCGCCTCCTTAAGACGACCCTTCTCGATCGGGAAGCAGCTCGTCGGCAGGTCATGCACGGTTCCAGCGTACTTGTTGAAAGGGTAGAAGATGACCTGCACCTCATCGTACTGTCCGGTATTCTTGATCGGCTCGGCGACCATCTTCATGAAGACCGACCCGAAGGAGACAAACTCAGTCAGCGCAGCGTTCGCCTCCGGGGCGTACACACCCCCGCTTTTTGACGTTGTAGCGTTGATCTCCTCGCGTGAGCCGCTCGCCGTGGTGCTCAGGGCCACGATCAGGTTCGTGCCCAGTCCCTTCGTCCGCTTCTCATCTTTCGTGAATGATGTCGCGAAGCTGTCACTGTCGAATGTCTTGAGCGAATCGATGATCCCAGTGTAGGTTTTCTCGACCGCAGATGCAAAACTCCCAGCAGCGCCATCATTCGCGGAGGCCCCCATCGTAGCACCGTAGAGATTGTGCAGTAGGGTCACGATTTCTGGATCGACCTGCTTGGAGTCGAGCAGCTTGGAGATCTCTTTCATTTTTTCCGTGCTAGCATTTGCGCTGAGGGCTGAGCTCGGATCTCTCAGCGAATCGAGCACATCGTACTGGGCCATCGAGGGAGTGGTACCTGCCCCACGCAACTCAGAGAGGCGATTGTTGAGATCACGCGTGAGCTCACGGACACGTGTCAGCGGATTTACATCGAGAGTGCGTGGCCCGATGTAAAGCATATCGATGCTACCGACCGTCTGGATCGACAGCGTCACCTTGATCTGACCGCCCTCCTCGAATGAGTACGAAGAGTTGGAGATCCTGTAACGCGCCTGGTGCTTTAGCGCGTCAAGGAACTGACCGATCTTGTTCCTGGACGATGCGCCACCCTCTGGATGTGACCACCCGTATGTGATATCGAGAAACGTTGTTCCGTACAGGTCCGGAC